ATGACGAGCGGCTGCTTGCCTCCGTTGGCCGCCACCGAAAGTTTGAACTTCAAACCGTCGATGCGGTGTTTGCCAACGGCTTCCATCGCCTCCTTGAGCCGCTTCTTGAGGCGGTCGGCCACGGCCTCGTCGGCCTCGGCCAAGGCGCGGATGCGGGCGGCCTCGTCCTTGCGTGCCTTGGCGCGGAGCGCGAGCTCCTGGATGACGCTGGCGTAACCCTCGGCCTTGTCCTCGAGCGCCGCGTCGAGGCCGGCGAGGTGCTCCTCGAGCGCCGCGTTCGCGTCGGCCTCGGTCTGACCGCCTTCGAGCAGGGCGTCGATGATGTCGCTTATCTCGTTCGTGATGGCGTAAAGACTCATCGGGCGGCCTCCTTCTTGTTTCGCTCATTGGCTTGCACTTCCATGCGGGCGGCCATTGACCGCATTTCAATGAGCACGGTGCTTTCGTGGCAGGTGAGGTACCGCTCAACCAGCAAGTACTCCGGGAGTTCTTCCGGTTCCATCACGTCGTTCACGGTGACAGATATGGCACTTTCGCCGACTTGCAGGAACAGCCCCTGCACGCGCTCCATGTTGAACGCGGTGACCGAACCCAGTCCGTTTGCGCCGTCATTCGGACGGCCAACAACGAGGAAGTAAGCCATTGCGTGATTCTCCTGGTAGGGGTTAGAAGGGCATGGACAGGTCATCGACCACCGGAGCAGGCGCTGGCTTGCGCTCGACCGTGGACAGGACGCGCATGATCGTGAGCACGTTGCCAACGCGGGCGATGTCGAGCCGCATCTCGGTCGACTTGTCCGCGAGCTGCCCGTACTCCGCGACCGTGGTGGCAAGCCAGGCGTTGCCGTGTTCCCCCGCGACCGCGATGGCAATGGGGCGGTCCTTGCGGCGCACGACCCGCACGACGGCGAAGTTGCCCTCGTACTCGTCGGGGTATACATCGGACGGCTCACCCTGCTCGGCCTGCTCGGCGGGTTTTGGCGCCGGGGCGGTGGCGGGCGCAGATGCCTCAGGAGCGGCCTTACGCTTGCGGACGGGCTTGGGGGCCTCGACGGACACGGGCGCGTCCTGGGGAATCGTGGTGGCTTCCACGACCTCCGGGGCGGGCAGCGCGGCGATGGGCGCGGCGGCGGGCGGATTGTCAGCCTGAGCCATCTCCTCGGGCGTATACAAACCGGACAGCTCGGCGGGGAACGCCTTGCGGAGGGCGAGTGCCTCGGCGCACTTGGCGATCATCACCGTGGGCATCTTGCCCCACATCCCGGTCAAGTAGCCGTCTTTCGACCGCTGCGCGTACTCGCGGAACAGGGCCGTGGCAACGACAGCCTCGACGAATCCCTTGCGGTAGACGCCCACGCGGGCGGCCGCCGGCGGCTCCTCGTTCAGCCAAACGTCCACCCAGCGCCCGTCCGTGCCGCAGTACGCGACGGCCGTCTGCCCGGCGTACTCGCCGCTGCGCTGCGCGACCAAGCGGAAGCCGTCGATGCTGACCTGGGTCTGCATGACCTCGCGGCCAGCCTTGCGGTCGTAGCGGCGCACGGCGTAGATCTGTCGTGCGAACGGGTCGAGCCCGGTGCGCTCGCAGATGTTGAAGAACAGGTCGAGCTCATCCCGGCTCGCGCCGTTGCAGAGCGTCCGTGCGAGCAGCTCGCGCTTCTCGTCATCCAAGCGTGCCAATGCACTCATGTCAGTCTCCTTCGCTTGCGCGGGTCGCCGCGCTCGGCCGGGGGCAACGCGCCACCGACAGGATTAGTATACGCCCCACTACATCGGCGTCAAGCCCACACTTTCACCAGCGTTTCGGCGGTTTCGCCCCATTCCTTACTCGCCGCCAGCATCGCCACTTGGCCGTCATCCACGTACACGACCCCGGTCATCGCGTCCAAGGCAGCTCTGCAAAGCTTGTCCAGGTCCGGCCGCGTGGGTGCCAAGGGCAGCGCCGGCCTGAGCAGGCCACGCGAGGTGAAGTGCGACTTCGGGCGCGGGAACCGGAAACACAGCTCGACCGCCACCGCCCCGGTCGCCGGCAGTTCCTTCCACGCCTCGCGTGCCACCAGCGCGAACACCGCCCGGTAGGGCTTGACCTTGGCGCTCGACTCGAGCAGCACGACGCGCCCGTTCCTGAGCTTCACCGCACGCTTGGAACCTTGGGGGGCGGCGAATCCCGGTACGACGAATTCAATCATTGCGGACCCTGTGGTTGGATGCTGCCAGCACTTGGCGGTTCACCTGGCGTATCAGCTTCGCCATTTCCTGCCGCAGGTACACGACCTCCTGCATGAGTTCAATCGTGAGCGGATCGTCCGTGCCGCTCTCGCGCACGCGGTCCACGACATCCTCGTCCCGTTCCCCTCGCCCCGCAAGCATCGTCAGCCGGACCCTTCGTAGAGGATGCGCTCGATGTGGGCGGGCAGCACGTTGCGGAGTTTCCGCACCTCGTCGCGCAGGACGCGGATGTGCCGCGCCGCCTCGCGCCGCTCGAGGTTCGCCATTTCGCCCATGCCGGGCCAGTAGATGTCGAGCCGCTCGAGGATGTCGCGCTCCTCGTGCTCGTCGCCCTCGTCGCTCACTTGTCGGACTCCTTGAAGCAGTCCCAGCCGCGGTCCGCAGCGCACTCTCGCGGCGGCAGGTGCGATGCGTAGCACAACTCCCGCCTCGCCTCGTCGCGCTCCTTCTGCGCCGCATTGCGCTCGTTCATCAGGCGCAGCGCATCGTCCTCCCACCGTTCCGCGTCCCGCCTCGACTCGTCGCGCTCGGCGGTCAGTTCCGCCACGATGCGCTTGTGGTTCTCGTAGGTGACCTCGGCGGTGCGCTCCAGTTGGGCGATCTCGTCTCGGTGCGACTCCGCCATGATGTTGCCATCTCGCCACATCTCCAGTTCGGTCGTAAGCGTTTCGACGGCTCGGCGGGTTTCCGTAAGCGTTCTGGCGTTCTCGTCAGCGTCTTGGCGGAGGCGGTCGATCTCGTTGAGCAAGCGCAGCGCGTCTGCCTGCCACCGTTCCGCGTCCCGCCTCGCCTCGTCGCGCTCGGCGGTCAGGCGGGCGATCTCGGCCTGCATCTTGGCAATCACGGGGCTTTCGGTGAAGCCGTACGGTTCGTGCTCGTCGCGTGAGTCGGTCATTGCTTCTCCTCGTTCAAAGTTACCCCCGCGCCGTGTCGAAAACCACGATGAAGTGTCACGGCGCGGGGGCTTTCCGGCAACGCGCCGGAGGTTGTCTGTGGCTCGCGGTCGATCTCGCGCAGCAGGGCGTTGATTGACTCGAGCGCCTCGTTCTGGTCGTGCTTGAAACCCGCTGCCAGCGCCGCCGAGAGCTGCCGCAGCGGGGCGGCGGCGGCGCGGATCTGCCCAATGCGCGCACGCAGCAGCATGATCGTGAGGCCGCGCTCGTTGAGCGCGTGCTCGTACCAGGTCGGTTCAGTCATCGTCGCGCTCCCTCAGGATTCGCACGGTCTTCGGGGCACGCACGACGAGCGTGACCTTGCCGACGTTGGACGGGGTGGGCGCAATGGCCGCGACGGCGCGGCCCTGCTCGTCGATCACGACCACGGACTGGCCGTGCCGCAGGGTGACGGCGACATTGCCGGCGTTCGGGATGTCACGCATGGTCGGCCTCCCACTTTGCGATCCGCTCCCCGATCCAGGCCATGCAGTTGCATGCCATGCTGTTGCCGAGCGCCTTGTATCGCGGCCCGTCCGGGCATTCCTCGGCAGGCTTCTTGCGCCACGGGATTAGGGTCCAGTTTTCCGGGAAGCCCTGGAGTCTCTCGCACTCACGCGCCGACAATCGGCGCACGGTCATGGTGCTTGCGTGGACTGCGGCGACCTGCTGCGTGACCTCAGACGATTGCGGCGAGCGCGACGGGTCGTTGGTCGCTGTCAGCGACGGCGCGACGGCTACTGCAATGGTCGCGTCGCCACGGCTGCTTTCTGTCCCCATGCAATGCGTCGATCCGTCGGTGCTGCTGATGGGGTCTTGCAACGGGTGAAACGCCACCGCCACATTGATCGCATCGCTGCGACCTCCGTTGCCTGGATTCGTCAGGGCTGGGCTGACGCCGTCAGCCATGACCTCAGGCACCTTGACGCCGTCACGGGTGCGATTGGCAAACGCCACCGCCACCGTGGTCGCCCGCGTGTCACCCTGATCGAACAGCGAGAGCGTGGGATTCACCTGCCCATCCACCCAGGTCTCGTCATCGGTCACGGACTGGGCGCGCTTGGACTTCGTGTATGGCACGGGGATATACGCCCCGTGACCGTCTAACTCTGTGTGCGACCGCAAGCCACGGTTGCCAAGCGTCCCTGCGGTCGGCTGCAAGACCGCAGGGAAACGGTTCTTCTCCGGCATGGTCTGTCCCTTGGACAGAACCGCATCAAGCGTCTGACTTACTTGCCCACCGTCCCACCAGCAACCGACTCGAGCGCCGCCTTCAGCATCGGAGGCAGCGCCTTTCCGCGTCTTTCCGCCCGCCTCAAGATGCCGCTGCAAGCCTTCGCGGACAGCGAGTACCTCGGCGGCAGCGGTCCAGTCTCCAGCACCTCGCTCAATGAGGCGACCGATGACGAACACCCGGCGCC